CTTGCAGACGGTTTCTGAGGACCCTCTCGAGTGTAGAAGTTGGAATTTAGCTCCATTATTGATCCACTAGGGGTGCTTTTGACTAGATTTCTTTTCATGCTCCCCATGGCTGTTATCTGAGAGGTCACATCTGTGCATCTCCTAACTCTTTGATACATGCTCATCTCTGATGGGTTTTCAAAACAGTATGCAGTGCACCAATCATCAGAGGTTAAATGGCCTGTTCGCCTGAGCTTTTCAGAAGAAAATATAACTTCGAGAACTTCAGTAGTTAAGCGGTGAACGTCTGCTGCAAGGACCGATGAGCAACATCCAAGTGTTCCCTGATACATTCCCTCATTGGTTTCAAAGCAATCCCTCTCTCGATGGTAGCCTTTGAACCCATTCAACAAGATCTTCATTGCCTGTCCCACAATGTTATCCCCAAATGATGAGTTGGTTTTGGAAAAGTCGCGAAGCTTCTCTGGCACTTTGGATACCTTTCTGCTAAAACTTGACAGGATGCTTCGGACAACAGACCTCATCGATGATTTCACCCTGGACCCGAGAGCTATGTACAAACCCACCAGAGATGTTGTTGGTCCCCAGGAAGAGTGATCTTCATTGTCGTAGAACTTGATCCCCCGAGATTTCTCAGTTCTGACATAGGTCCTCATTGCTATCTCATCTTTGTCGGGTTGCTCTATGAGGTTGGTGTGATCGCCATTAGCTCTCTCGGTCTGTTGGATTTTCCGGGCTATATTCTCTAGAAAGAGACACCCAAGTCTCATGTACGAGTTCAATATGGCAATATCTCGCACGCCTGGCTCAGGTTTGGCGAATATCCGAGCCACATATTGATAGTCATTAATCTGATTGAATGCTATGATGTTCACTGCCACATCAGAGACACTGAGGCACTTGAAGAGGGTTTGACTGTCTGGAACTCTTTGAGGATCCCCTTTTTCTTCGTAAGCATCTGTCAATTTCTCAGTGCAAGCACTCCTATTTTGAGAAAAGTCCAGCATGTTCTGAGATAAAGTTAGATAGCATTTGGACACCTGGCTCAACCTGACTTTCTTTTTCCCCTTTAAAACTACAGTGTCTTTGCAGACATTACTCTCCCCTCTATCGCACACTGATCCTCTAGAATTGAACCCATCACTGACTCTAGTGGACCTGGACACAGATTCAAGATCCAGATTTATACTCTTTAGTCGCCGCTTAGACAGCTCTGT